TATGGCCCTTCAGACAGCCTTAATCGTCTAGTAGACTCTCTCAGAGAGTCTGAAGTAGATGTTAAGAAACTAAATATGATCAATAGCTCTTACAGAGGGTCTGATGATCATTTCATCCTGAATTGGGGCTCTTCTAATCCCAGAAGTATTATTAGTGGTAGTATCTTCAATAAACCATCTGCTGTAGCTATTGCAGCTAACAAACTGGATACATATTACACACTGGAAAGGGCTGGTATGAACTCAGTACTTCCTGTATGGTTTACTGATCCTGATCTTGCTAAGCACTACACTAAGAATGGATGTAAAGTATACTGTCGTACTACCCTTACAGGATCTCAAGGAGAAGGGATCGTAGTAGCAACCGAGCCTTCCGAAGTGGTTTATGCATCTCTTTACACCTTACAGGCTCCTGTATGTAGGGAAGTGAGAGTGCATGTATTTGATAATAAGGTAATATACTGCACAGAGAAACGTAAGATGAACTCTGAAAGGCTTGAAGAAGAATCCATCGAGTTCTCAAGGGATGTTCGTAACCTTGAGAATGGCTGGGTATTCTGTACCACTGAGATATCTGAATCGGTGCAAAATATAGCAATTGATGTAGTATCGAAGATTGGTCTTGATTTTAGTGCTGTAGATATTGGTATCTCCCATAGAGATGAACCTTTTATCTTCGAGGTTAATACAGCACCTGGGCTGGAAGGAACCACATTAACTGCTTACAGGGATGCAATAATTGCACAACTATGTTAGATTTCCTTTTAGGTACAGAGGTTAATTACCTTTGGAGAAGAGGGATCTTATGGTACTCACCAACCACTGAGATGTATGGATGTTTATCCTTTAACGGCCCAAAGTGTTATGTGAAAGAAAGGTTTACTGGTGAGTACCCACGTAGGAGAACTTTATTAAAGGTGAAAAAGGTCCTCTAATGGGTCTACATTCCATTTTCCCTTAAAGATGAGTTACCCTACCAGGGTATACCTAAAGATTCAATGTAGACCTATTCTGATTCATTTTAGGGGGTATTTCATGTGACGTATCAGATATAGGTATGGATTTCAATGATACATTCTAAGTATTACAGAACTGTAATAGCAGTAAAGAAACCACTAACTAAGAGGAACCTAATTATGCCTAATACAACTGAATGCCTGTGTGTTAATTGTCATGAGAATATTACTGATCCTGACTTCAGGGTAGTCCTTTATCAGGAAGAGTACCCCGAGATTGAGATCGGCCCTTATTGTGAACAGTGTCTTGCAAGAGTGAAGATCTGTAGTGGGTGTCAGAAACCTGCTATGATTGATACTGTAACTCATGTAGGTAGTGGGATACATTATTGTTCCGAGTGTATGAAAGACCTTGAGATCTGTAGTCATTGTGGATCTCAGGTAAGTAATACTACTATTATCAATGGAAAGAAGGTATGTAACTCCTGTATAGAGTCTTACTTTTTCTTGTGTAAGAGTTGTAACACTTACCATCACAAAAATGACTCTGTATCTCATAACTCCCTTGAGGGTCTTGAAAGAACTGGTATGTTCAAGAAGTATGGGAATCGTGTATGTAAGGAGTGCTTTGAAAGACGTAAGCCATTCTATAAGAAGTATGAAGTATCTACCTGTAGTAATTGTGGTAAACACTTTGCTGTCACTGATCCTTCCCAGACAGATTTCTGTCAGTCTTGTTATAATAGTTTCAATACCTGTAGTATCTGTGGTGAGAAGGATCCGTATGTTCATACAGCAAAGGTTGAAGGATCAACTATGTTTATCTGTAAGAGTTGTACTAAGAAGTATAACAAATGTGATCACTGTAGTCGCTTGACAGAAGATAAACTTCATGTTATAAAAGGTAGAACAAATACCTATACTGTATGCTCCGAGTGCCACTCTTTCTATCATATCTGTAAGGTTTGTGGATCATTTACGGGTAATGGAAGTTGTGTCTGTAATACTTGTGATCAGACATACATAAATAATATCTGTGAGGTTTGTGGAAGAGTTAAAGATAGCTCAGGAAACTGTAGGGTCTGTCATGAATCCTTAATATACAGGTACTCTGAGAAACCTCCATTGTTCTTTAACGTATCAAAAAAGGATAAGACTAAGGATATCTCCTTTGGCTTCGAGAATGAGACAACATATGGAGACTCATACATTAATAGGAAGGTTGCCATTAAAGAAATCTATAAGGTGTATGATCCCACTATCTTGCTGTGTAAGAGTGATGCATCTATTAGTGGTGAAGGATTTGAGATAGTTACACAACCAATGACCTTCCAGTACTTTAATGATACTTCGTGGGCTGGTCTCTTCCAAGATGGTATTAAGAAGAGTAAGTCATGTGGTCTTCATGTTCATGTAGAGCGTAGTGCTTTCTTATCTGATATACATCTCTACAAGGTGTGTAACTTTATCTATGAAAATAAACTGTTTATCAAATATATAGTAGGTCGTGGTAGTAATGAATATTGTAGGGACTTTAGTAATAAAGTATCTACAGAGATTAAGAATGCTAAGATGAAGAGAACTGAAAGGCATCAAGCAGTCAACTTCAATAATAGTAATACTATTGAATTCCGTATGTTTGCTGGATGTACTACAGAGAAAGAACTTAGATATAAGATTGAATTTCTTCATGCTCTTATAACCTACCAGAAGGTTACCCCTATCAGCACCTGCAAGGATCTTCTTCTCTTCAAGGAATATGTCAGAGAGAATAATAAGACTTATCCTAACCTGTTTGTAAAGGTTAAGAAGTATGCCTTGCCGAAGGTGTAACCATCAAGGTAGAAGCACCAGTGAGTATAATAGGGAGGTAAAGACCTATGGAATAACACTGTATAATTATTATTCTACTAGGTTTAATGATGTCTACCTTTCCTGTGAGAAGTGTTATAGAGAGGACCTCCCATGTCCTTTAATTAAAGGTCTATTAATCAAAAGGAGACTTTAATATATGTGCATAGCTATTTACAAACCTGTAGGAAAAGAACTCTCGGAGGCTGTACTTAAAACCTGCTTCCGTAACAATAATGATGGAGCGGGGTTTGCTTATATTTCAACGGACTATCACGGTGTTAAGAGGGTAAAGTTAAAGAAGTTTATGAAGTTTGATCAGTTCTATACAGCCTATAAGAGGGCTATTGATACAGCCCCTGATAGTCCCTTCATTATTCACTTCAGGATTGGTACACATGGTGAGAAGACTGTATATAACTGTCATCCTTTCTATGTGGATAAGAACCTTGTATTTATTCACAACGGCATCATCTCGGGTGTTGGTACTGACATTAAGAAATCAGATACACAACTCTTTAATGATAAGATCTTGAAGAAGCTACCAAAAGGATGGGAAGCTAATGAAGCTATTCAAGAGCTAATAGCTGATTATATTGGTTACTCTAAGCTCATCTTCCTGAATGTATCAGGAGAAGTATATATTGTAAATGAAAAGAAGGGTAACTGGAATGATGGTATTTGGTATAGTAATGAGTCCTATAAGGAGAGGACGTACACACCACATACTACTTATAATTCTGGAAGATATCCAGTAACTACATACAGAAACAAATGGTGGGAAGTTTCCTTCCACACTGTAGAGACTTGTGATTTCTGTAATGGTGCTAAGCCTCTCAGGTCTCTCACAGTCTATAAGGATGTAGATAACCCTCTTGATGTTATCTTCGTATGTAATCAGTGCCATAAAGAAGTAACTGATAATGGTATTCTTAGTGCTAATGAAATGATCCCTTTGTATAAGTATATCGAGGAAGAGAATAAGCGCCTTGCAATTGTGCATGATAAAAGTATCTTCACAGATGAACAAACCTATATGATGTAAACAATATGAATAGAGACTTCTACATTCGAGTAAGAGGTTCAGATGAATATTTCTACGAGAGAGTATGTAGTATATACTATACAGGAAGACGCAGTTTTACTATAGGTAATGTAGAGAATAAACATTATGGTTCTCTTTGTTCTATTAGTAGCGATCTTATCAAGAAACTAAAGGTGAAATGAATAATAGAGAATGCTCTAAGTGCAGGGATGTTGGTAGAGATAAGAAAGGTGATCACTTATGGCTCATGCGTGACGGAAAGACATGGTGCTGTCTGAAACCCTACCATCCTCCCTACTACGAAAGAGATAATGAGGAATGTGAGGCCCCTGAAGAGATGCCAATACAACTAGAAGATGTAAAAACTTTACCATGCTACGGAAATATTGACCGTAAAATCAGTAAGGAAACTCATCAGCACTTTAAGGTAAGGACAGAACTTAATGAAACCAACAGAACCCCTTCAGTCATATTCTATCCAGAGACTTCAGGGGGGAAGTTCATAGGCTACAAGCAGAGAATATTACCTAAGAGGTTTGTTTCCTTACTAAAACCTGAAAGTAAGGGATTAGTTCCTGACTTCTTCGGTCAACCTGTATGCCCTCGGACAGGGAAGAGGCTTCTCATATGTGCAGGGGAGGAAGACACTTTAGCTGCCTATGAGATGTTAAAGAGTAAGTATCCAGAGGTTGAACCGTGTGTTGTAGGACTTCCTAGGGGTGAGAGGTGTACTACCCCAATCCCTGAGAACCTGGAGTTCTTGAAAGGGTTTGAAGAGATTATAATTGGTACTGATATGGATGAAGCTGGTAGGAAAGCAGTCTCCTGCATAGCTCCTATCATTGGTGAGAGAGCTAGAGTTCTTGTCCTATCAGAGAAAGACATCTCTGACATGAGAGTTAAAGGGAAGGATAAAGAGTTCATCAATGCTTACTTCAATGCTAGGGAGTATAGACCAGTCAACGTAGTATCTGTAGCTGATATTCTTGATAGAGCTATTACTCCTAGACCTTGGGGTTTATCTTACCCCTTTCAGAAACTTACTCAGATGTCTTATGGGTTAAAGGAAGGTGGTGAGACTATCTCTATTGGTGCTGGTCCGGGGTGTGGAAAGACCACTCTGATGTATCAAATACAGCAACACTTAATGTTTGAACATAAAGAACGTATAGCTATCTTCAACCTTGAAGAGAAGGCTGAAGGTGCCTTGAATCATCTTATAGGTACTATGATGAATAAGCCTATTCATAGACCTGATTGTGTGTATGATCTTGAAGAAGCTAGAAGGGCTGGTGAATTGCTTGAAGGTAAGGCAGAGTTCTATGATGGGTTCTCTGAGGATTGGAATGAAGTTGAATCTCAAGTGAGATACTTTGCTAGTAAGGGTATAAGGTTTTACTTTATTGATCCTGTATCTGCATTGGTAGAACACCTCTCCCCCTCAGATGCTAACACAGAACTTGGTAGAATCTACAGGTCTATTAGGAAGTTTAGGATGGAGCAGGGTCTTACATTCTTTATTGTCAACCACCTTAATAATCCTCAAAGCGGGAAGGATCATGGTGCTGGAGGGGATGTGTATGGTTCACAATTCTCTGGCAGTAGGGCACAATGGAAATACTCAACAGCACTGTGGGGTCTAGTAAGGGATCAATTAGCTGATGATCCGGATGAACGTAACAAAGTTAAGCTATCAGTAATTAAAGATAGGTTAGGTGGTAATACTGGGTATGTATACTTGAAGTATAA